GAGGAGGATTGATCATGCCGCACAAGGGGAAGGGCAAGACACCGTACCCAGCCTCACCAGGTCATCCCGCGAAGAAGAAGAAGTAGGGATGCGCGTGACCAGGATGCAGGCCCAGGCGCGCGACGGGGGGGCAGGGGGCCGGGGCATCGCGCGCACCCGACACTATCCCCGTTTCCCATGCGCTCTACACAAAAGGCTCTTGATGATCGTTCAATGTGAGGAGTGCAAGATTGCCTTCGATGATGAATCACGATGGACGCTCTGCCCACATGGTCCACTCTGGGCAGGCCATGAGGCGTATTGTCGTCGTCACGATCTTGCCCCCTGTCCATTTTGCAAAGTTGACGCAAAGAACTTCTTGGTGAGAAGTTGATGCTCTCCATCCCCACGCTGATGGTCTGGACGGTGGCCCTGTTCCTTGGGGTGCTGGTCCTGTGCATCACGGTGAGAAGGTAGGCGTTCTCATGTAATCCTTTCCCCCGCCCACTGACGGCTGATCCCCGTCAGGGCCTCATCGCCAGAGAAAAAGCCTGAGCGTAGCTACGGCGCTCGGGCTTTTTCTTTTGGGCGTCTCATGGAGCACGATGCCAGCCACCGCCACGAAGCCCAAACTCAAGACACCGCACGCCAGGGAGACCGCGCTCCTCACCTCCTGGCGTGAGAATCCTTTACTCGCCATTCAACAGGGCATCATTGATCCCTACAACAAAGCCACGCAGAACGCCTACACGATGACCGCACAGCAACAAGAGGCCACCGAAGCCGTGCGCGCATTGGTCCACGCAAAACTGGCGGTCTATAAGGGGACCGCGACGGTGGAGGAACAGGCCCTCGCCAAGAAGATCGGGGTCTCAATCCAATCGGGGAAAGGCACGGGGAAAGATGCCTGGCTGTCTTGGATGGTGCTTTGGTTCGAGAGCTTGTTTCCCTATTGCAAGATTCCCTGTGTGTCGGTCTCGGCGGATCAGCTCTATAAAGTCCTGTGGTCGGAGATTGCGAAGTGGCTGGAGCACAGCGCGTTCAAACCATGGCTCACCCTCCAGAACGATAAGCTCTACTTCAATCAAATCCCAGAGGAGTTTCGTGGCAAGCGGTGGTTCGCGTTCCCCAAGACGGCGAATCCAAAATCAACGGTGGAGGAACAGGCCGAGACCCTGGCAGGCATCCACGAGGACTATGTGATGGTCGCGGTCGATGAAGCCTCCGGAATTCCCGAGGGCGTGTTTCAACCGTTGGAAGGCACCCTGACCGGGATTGTGAACTTCTTGATCGTTATCTTCAACCCCACACGCTCGAAGGGCTACGCGATCGACACGCAGACCGTGAACGCTGACGACTGGATCACGTTGCGCTGGAATGCAGAGGAGTCCCCACTCACCAATAAGATCGAACATGCGCGTCTGTTGGACAAGTTTGGGCGGGACTCCAATCCGTACCGGATTCGCGTCTTGGGGCTCCCGCCGATCTCGGATGAGCAGACGATGTTCCCGTGGGACTGGATCGAGGAGGCGGTAGAGCGTGAGATTGAAGGCTACGAGCATCTGCCGCTCGTCAAGGCGATGGACTGCGGGGCCGGTGGGGACTCCAGCATCATCGCCACCCGTCGCGGCTATCAGGTCTATCCCTTGAAGCGTCTCACCACGCCGGATTCCACGGTCCTTATCAACTGGGCGGGGAGCGACATCGACGCGGAGCAGCCGGATACCTTCCTGGTGGACACGATCGGGATCGGATGGGCGGTGGAGGGGGGATTGCGGGACAAGAAGGGGGCGCTCGTCGAAGCCGCCGATGCCAGGCGCACTGCGGACAACAGCGACAAGTATTGGAACAAGCGGGCCGAGATATACGACCGTCTGCGAGAGGCGTTCGAGAAAGGGCTGATCTCCATTCCCGATGATCGTGACCTGAAGGACCAACTCGGCGCCATCAAGTGTGAGTACAAGCAATCGAAGCTCGTGATCCAGGACAAGCGGAAGATCAAGAAGTCACTGGGCCACTCCCCGGATGAAGCCGACGCCTTGGCGATGACCTTCTATCGGGCGCCGGAACTGCTCTCGAAGAAGCGGCCAAAGCACGCGCCACCCCTCACGCGGCATGATGTCCCGCTGGCGCAAGCCTGGATGGGGGCCTGATGCCTGAGACGAGACCGCACGAGACTTTGCTGGCGACGGCCCGCACCCGCTTTCAGGTACTCTCCGGGGCGCAGTCGCACATTCTTGCGGAAGCCCGAGAGGACATGCGCTTTGTCTACAACCTCGAAGAGGGGCAGTGGCCGGCGAGCATTCGTGTCGAGCGTGAGCGAGACGGGCGGCCCTGTCTCACCAGTAATAAACTCAGGAAGTTCGTTAGCGTGGTCGCCAACCAGGCGATTACGACGCGCCCTGCGATGGGCGTGCTCCCAGTGGACGATCTGAGCGATCCGGCCACGGCCAAAGTCTATGAACGTCTCATCCGGCAGATCGAATATCTTTCCATGGCCCCCGCCGTGTATCAACGCGCCCTGGAACATGCCGTCGCCATCGGATTCGGGCACTGGCGCATTCTTAGCCGCTACACGGAGGACAGTTTTGACCAGGAATTGTACCTCGAAGCCATCAAAAACCCGTTTGCGGTCTCGCTGGACCCTGAAGGCCAGTATGGATTCGTGCGGGTCTCGATGCTGAAGAAGGAATTTGAGCGGAAATACCCCAACGCGACTGCTGATGGCTCGGCGTTAGCCGGTGTGGAGGGCTACGGGCAGTGGTTTGACCCGGAACGGGTCTATGTGGCGGAGTATTTTCACAAAGAGTCGGTCACGGAGCGACTGGTGCAGGTCCGGGAGCCTCGGGGAGGCCTGATTCAGACCATGAAGCTCCCCAAGGGCCTGGAACCCGCCGAATTGGTCGCCCAGGGCTTCCAGATCCTCCGTGAGCGCACGATGATGGGTTCGCAGGTCAAATGGTGCACCATGACCGGCGCCGATGTGTTGGAGGAACGGGACTGGCCTGGGTCCGACATTCCCATTATCGAGGTGTGCGGCGATCAGCAGGATCTCGACGGCAAGATTTACAAGCGATCACTCATCCGGGACGCGAAAGACCCTCAGCGGATGTATAACTACTGGCTCACGGCCCAGACCGAAGCCATCGCCCTCGTTCCCAAAGCGCCGTTTCTCGCCACGCCGGAGATGATCCGGGGCCATGAAACCATGTGGAACGAGGCCAACACCAAGAATCGCCCGTATCTGCTCTATAACCCGGCGGGCGGTCTGAAACCACAACGGGAACGGCCCCCGGAGGTGCAGCAAGGCGCGATGGCGATGATGACGATTGCCGATGGGGATATTAAGGATGTCATCGGGATCTCTGAAGCGGGGCTGGGCGAGCCGAGCAATGAGCGCAGTGGACGGGCGATCAAGATGCGGCAGGTCCGCTCCGACCTCAGTACGGGTCATTTTCACGAGCAATTCAAGTTTGCCCTCATTCGGACCACGAAGCAGTTGATCGACCTCATTCCCCACTACTTTGATACCGAGCGCGTGGTCCGGTTGCGCGGCGAAGACGGCAGCACGGAGCTGGTGCCGATCAATCAGACCGTGATCGATCTTCAGACCGGAGAGACGCATGTCATCAACGATCTCTCTGTAGGCCGCTTCGACATCGAGGCCACGATGAAGGTCTACCAGACGCGTCGCGAGGAAGCGACCGAGATGATGATCCAGACATTGCAATACGCGCCCACAGTGGCGCCCTACATTCTCGAACTCATCTTCAAGTACGCCGACTGGCCGGGTGCCGAGGAGATTGCTGCTCGCCTCAAAGCGATGTTGGCGCAATCTCCTGTCATGCAGCCAGGGGGTAACGGCGCGAACCCAAACCCCGCCGCACCAGCGGCGCCACCCATTTCGTCGCCCATGATGGCGACGCCAGGAGGCTAAGATGGCCGAGCAGATCACGATGCCAGTTGTTGAGACACCGGTTCCCCTAGTCGTAGAACCTGTGACACCGGTTGCTCCTGTTGAAGAGCCACCCGCCACTCCACCGGCAGAACCCATCGTTGAGACGCCGCCAGTGGAGGAGACGCCAGAACAGAAGCGGCATCGGTCGGCTCAGGAGCGGATCAATAAGGCGGTTCGGAGTCAGCGTGACGCAGAACGGGACCGAGATCGACTGAAGCAAGAATTGGAGGCGGAACGAGCCGGGAAAGCGGCCCCCGCAGCCGTTGAGCCTCGGCCAGAGGACTTCGGCACGACCGAAGAGTATGTCAAGGCGACGGCGAAATGGGAAGTTCAAGAGGCTCGGAAGTCCGACGCGCAAGACCAGCGCGCACGCCAGGAACAAGAGACCTACCAGGAGACCATCACGCGCTTCGAGCCACAAGTCGAGGCCGCGCGCACCAAATATGACGATTTCGATGACGTGACCAGCGCCCCGATCTACGGACCGGCCACGCAACAGCTACTTTACCATAGTCCGCACGGCGCCGAGATCGCCTACTTCCT